TCACAAGAGCTTTCATTCTTTAACATCAGACTTTTACCACCAGACCTTTCTAAGTCAAAAGCTGACTTTGAAATCGAAGGCGATAATATCCGATTCGGCTTAAATGCAATCAAAGGAGTATCTGATAAAGTATTGACACATTTGCTTGAATTTAGACAAGAAGAATTTGCGAACAAGATCGATTGCTTTGATGGAGCTAAAGAAGCCGGTGTGAATATTGGCGTTTTATCATCTTTGATTCAAGCAGGTACTCTTTCTAGCTTCAGCGAAAAGCGTTGCCGTCTTGTACTTGAAGCTCAGACCTACAATGTTTTAACAGATAGGGAAAAGCGTAACGTTAAACTTGTTGCTTCCAAATACGATCATGATGTACTGAACACTATTGCTGATTTAGTTAAAAATAAATCTGTTGGAGATGATGGTAAGCCGTTTATGAAAGAAAGCCGTTTTGAAACATTTAAAAATAAGTACGAACCTTATAAGAAGATTTATGATATGAATAAAAAATATGAGAAGTTCGCTAACTGGTTTTTTGAAAAGCGTCTTCTAGGGTACAGCTATACACACAAATTAAAAGAAGTTTTTAATGACGGAGAAGATAGACTTCATAATACTTATGAGGTTTCTCAGGTTGATTTGCGCCAAAACGTAAAGATGGTTGGTATAGTTAAAGAGGCTCGTAAAAAGGTTAGCCGTGCTGGTCGTCCATATTTATTAGTTAAAATTTCTGATGAGTATGGTCAAATGACTTGTCGCTTAACTGATGGAGGCAGGGATGATAAGTTTACCCAGTATTACGAGGGTGGAGGCAAGACTCCTAAAGAAGACGATATCGTTGTTCTCTATGGTTCAAAGGCCGATGATTCAATCTTTCTAAATGGCTTGACAATTCTCACAGAAAAGATATACACAAAGTTATCTCAGATCGAAAGTTAAGTGTAAAATGAATACAGTGCAAGACGTAAACTTTACTCCAAAAGTAAAACGAGCTTTAGATGTTGCTAGAGAGCGTTGTGCAGAAAATAATTTTCCAGAAATTACTGACGATTTTCTGCTACATTCGGTTTTGTTTTCCGACTCAATGATTGTTAATCTTGTGTTTCAATCATTGTCTATTGAAGTTAAGGACGTTATTCTCGCTCTTTCTAAAATACTACCGTCTGGTAAGAAAAAGATTTCTGGAAAAAATATTCCTTACAGTACAAGCGCTACATTAATTATAAATGAATCTTATAAGATATCTAGCTTGTTTAAGCAAAACTATACTGGAGTGGAGCATTTATTTTTATCAATTCTGCGTCACTCATCTAGCGTCAAAAAGTTCTTTAAAAATAACGGAGTTGACGTTGCATTCTTGGCGGATAAGGTAGAAAAAGAATGCAAGATGTTGTCTAATCCGATCAAAAGACCAATAAACCAAAAAAATCAAGGTCAATCTGGCAGTCAGACCTCGGCGTATTATACTGATCTTAATGAGCTTGCTATGCAAGGAGATTTTGATAATATCTTCTTTAGAGAAAGAGAGGTAGCTCAAATTTCGGAAATCCTTTGCAGGAAACAAAAAAGAAATGTCATTCTTATAGGCGAACCTGGTGTTGGCAAAAGTGCTGTTGTTGGCTTACTCGCTAATAATATTGTATCTTGTAATTGTACAGAATTTTTGCTTAATAAAAAAATCATCAGTCTTAATTTATCTGCTTTAATTGCTGGTACAAAATTACGCGGAGAATTTGAAGAGCGTTTGGTAAAGGTAATGAACGAGTTGAAGAACATGAAAAACACTATCGTGTTTGTTGATGAAATTCATAATGTCATAGGTATGGGTAATGATGCTGGATCAATGGATGCGGCTAATATTTTAAAGCCTTATCTTACTTCTGAAGACATGTCTTTTATTGCAGCAACTACTCAAAAAGAGTACGAAAATATCTTTGTAAAAGATGGTGCGATGAATCGTAGGTTTGAATCAGTTTTTATAAAAGAACCGAGCAAAGAAGAAACATTTAAAATTCTAAAGTCCTTGAAAGGATTTTATGAAAAGTTTCACATGGTCCAATATTCTGATGCGGTCATTAATGAAGTAATTTCTTTATGCGACAAATACATGCCGTCAAAAAGATTTCCAGACAAGGCGATTGATTTAATGGATCAAGTTGGTGCTAAAGTTAAAATCCGCTGCTTCTCTCGCCCAAATGACATTAAAAATACGGAAAAGCTAATTATTCAATTTGAGAAATTTGCACCAGATGACGTTAAAGAAAATCATTTGCCTAAAATAATTGAAGATTACGAATTGAAATACGATGAGTGGGTTGAGTCAGTAAAAGGTAAAGTGTTTAAAGTAAAAACCAAAGATGTTTATGCTGCTTTGTCAGCTAAAATTGGTAAAATTATAGACATAGAATCTAACAACGATGGAATAAAAAACATCTTGCCTAATTTAAAAAAGCACATCTTTGGCCAAGACGAAGCTTTAAAAAAGATTTCAGACTGTGTTTTGCGCAGTTCTTTTGGGCTTTCTAAATCAAATAGACCTCTTGGAAATTTCATGTTTATTGGACCAACTGGTTCCGGTAAAACTCATTTAGCTAGAACTTTAGCTAAACAAGCATTTGGCAACGAAGACAATCTTTGTGTTATAGATATGTCAGAGTTTATGGAGCCGCATTCTGTTTCTAAATTAATAGGATCTCCGCCAGGTTATGTAGGCTATGGTGCGGCTAATGTTCTTTGGACACACTTGGACAAGCATCCATCTTCTGTGTTCTTGTTTGACGAAATAGAAAAAGCTCATCCAGATGTAATAAATATTCTTTTGCAGATCATGGATAGCGGGCAAGTAACAGATTCAACTGGTAATAAATTAAACTTTAAAAATTCTATTATCATAATGACTGGTAATGTCGGATTTCAATTTGCCGACAATAAAAGAATCGGATTTGGCGCGGCATCTAACCCCGCTCCGCAAAAAGACATCGTGATAGATAATCTTAAAAAGTTTTTCAGGCCAGAATTTTTGGCTCGACTTAATGATATAATTATATTTGATCAACTTTCAGACGATTCTCTTAATAAGATCATTGATGTTGAACTTAATCAAATAAAAGAATCCTTAAAAAATAAAGGAACTTCCGTCACCTTTTCTAAAGAAGTGTATGAATTTATTTTAAATCAAACTAGAAGTTCACAAACAGGTGCCAGAAAGATTGTGTTTTTCGTAGAAAACGAAATAAAGACTAAGATTGTTGATATTCTTTGTTCCAATAATTATAATTCAATAAAGGTATTCGTTGAAAATAACGAATTAAAATTAAATGGAAAAACAAAGAAATTACTTGCAGTCTGTAAAAAATGAAGTTGACATTCTTCCTATAGAAGAAGAGTTTTTGTCTTCTACAAAAAGAATTATAGAGAATAAACTTGGGCATGAAATTCGTCTATGCAAGAAGTACGAAGTCCATCCTATTTACGATTCTTATTTGATCGCGGGTAATGATAGGCCATTTTTACTAAAAGTAAATTTATCTCCCGATACTCCCAATTCTTGGGATCTGCTTTCGAAAAATAACTACGATTTTCATCCCAAAATAATTTGTTCATCAAATGATTTTGATGAATTTAAATTTCTTTGTTTTGAAGTACCGAAGGGAATGTTTTTATCGGATATATCTAATTATCCCTTAAATCGTAAGTTAAAGCTTCAAGATACTTTTTTGCGAGATTTAAAACGAATGCACTCTATTAAGACAAAAGAGGAAGATCAAACCATTAAAATATTTGATTCTTTTTTACCTAGAGAAGCAATAATGGTTGCGAAAAAGTATCCAGTAATTCAACTTTTTTCTACGGCTAAAATGGTATTTAAAAAAATATATAAGCCAGATCCAGAAGATTGTGGATTATGTCATTTTGATTTATGTCCAGAAAACATAATCTATACTGGGAATGATATTAAATTCATTAATTTTGAGTACTCCGCTAATGCAAATATATACTTAGATATTTTACTGGCCAAAGAAACTTTAAATTGTTCAAATCAAACCTTTGAAGAAATTTGTCAGATCTTACCTAAGAGTACATATGATAAATTATTACTGAACAAGGACGCCTCAAATTTATTTAACTTTGCCTACTTTAATTCAAAAATCACTTCCGAATATATTACTTTCGGCTTGAGAAACCCGCCCAAATTAAAATATTGGATTAACAAGTCTGAGTTTTTTTACAATAAAATTTTTGACAAACTTTTTGTCGAAAAACAGCTTGACAAATTAATCAGGGACTTTTATTATTTGTGGAAATCATAAATATGAACAATACACGCTCAAACAGTGCGCTCAACACGATTAGCCGTACAGCTGGTCGTTTTTTCGGTCTTGAGACTTCTAGCGAAGTTATCAATGCTCGTCTTGTTAGTTTTGGACCCTCTATTATTACTGTAGAGGATCGTAATGCTGGCCGCAACCGTCGATTCTCAAAGAGTCAGGTAAAGGCAGTTACATTCCGAGGAGCAAGATATACAAGCGCCCGTTAACGTCAAACCCCCGAGAAATCGGGGGTTTTTTGCTATCTATGGTGTAAATATTAATACAACCACAAGCGCCATGATTTTAAACGAAAAAGAACTAGAAGAACATGTTGATGTTCTTAAAGCAAAGTCAGAAATAGAAATAAAAAAAATAGAAGCTCAATCCACAGCGAAAGAAGTAGCTTCTAAATTTATTGGCAAAGTAGCCATTCCCTGCATAGTTATACTGGTTATTGTTGGGGTACTGTCCAGCGCATTTCTGCCCAAAGAATCACTCCCTGCGGTAATAGGATTAGTCTCTACTGCCGCTATGGCATTAATAACAATGTTAGCTGGAATTACTTCCTCTAAGGACAAAGAAGAAAAACCAGAAATTTCTATTATTAATTCATTAATTAAAAATCTAGAAGAGTCTAGAGAACCTATGAGCGTTACGGTTGACGGTGAAAAAGTCACTGTTCAAAAAGGATCAACTTCAATATCAACTAAAAAATAATTATGCCATTACCAGTACCCAAAAAAAATCAAGAAGAGGATAATTTTATCGCCTCCTGTATGTCTTCAGATACTATGCTGAAGGAATATCCAAATCAAAAACAAAGAGCGGCGATTTGCTATTCTCAATTTAACCGCAAAAAGAAGAAAAATGAAGGCTCTATGCACGAAACAAAATGGGATGAAAATGATGTTTCAAGAGTTATCATAGAGTAAGCATGTTAAAAAAACTTAAATCATTATTAGGTATGACACAAGGAGACGACTGCATAGGTTCAATTTCCACGTTTGCTGGAAATTACGCTCCACGCTATTACATGAACTGTGATGGCAGAGAGCTTCAAATCAAAGATAATCAAGCGCTTTTTGCCATTCTCGGTACAATGTACGGAGGAGACGGCAGATCAACATTTAAAATTCCTGATCTTCGACCCACGAAAGATGGTAGAAAAGTTGATTGGGCAGAGTTAGGCTTACCAAGAGAAATTATTTGCATTCAAGGAATGTGGCCAAGTAGAGACTAATCTAAGTAAAAGTACTTAGTTCGAAGCCCACGGTAAAACGTGGGCTTTTGTGTAAACGGATATATATGAAGAAATTATTATTCTCAGGCTTATTTTTAATTGCATTCTCGTTTGGACTTAGCGCCCAGACTGCTCCAAATCCCGACGTATCTGAAACAGTATTTACAAATACCAGAGTAACACTAAGCGTAACTGCTGATGGCACTGCTCCTATAACTTATACTTGGTTTAAGAATAACGTACAGGTTGCTACTGGTACATCCTTAGTATTTAATAGTATTCAAACAGCAGACGCTGGAACTTATAAAGTTGTCGCTTCTAACACACTTGGATCAAGTGATAGCAATAATGCTATTTTAGTTGTTATTGTTCCTGTAGCTCCTTCTAACGTTAAGATTATAATCAGCAAAGGATAAAATGAAGCTGTTTTTAATAACAGCGATAATGCTTGTAGCTTCAACCTGTTACTCTCAAATAACGACTGTTAGAACAGTTTTTGTTGACAAAGAGTATGTATTGTCTTTTAGAGATCAACAAACATTATTAAATGTAGTATCTAGAGCGAACAGTATTGCTAAGATAGTCGTCCCATTTGAGACAAAAGAAATTTTTAAAAGTGGCACCGTTATTTATGGCAGCAGTTTAACTGATGGTACTATTTTAATAGATGCGAGATCTGGAGTTGTTATTTTAAATCCAGACAATGCTTTTAGAACTAAATCTATGGGGTCACAATGGACTCTTACAAAAGTTAAGAATAATTTTTGGCTTTTGGAAGGAGACTTATATAGTATAGAATTAGATGCTTATGTTGGTGACGATATTGTTATAAAAGCGAAAGTAGACCCATCTGCATCATCACCGCTTACTTTTGTTTGGTACAAAAATGGGAAGCGTCTTTTTGGGAAAACTCAAGCTAGTCTAAAAATAGAAAATGCTCAATTTTCTGACTCCGGTAATTATAAAGTTGATGTCTCAAATACAAGCGGGTATTTGTCTAGTGAAGTTACGAGTTTAACGATTAGATAAAATAAACTCAAAAGCGCACTTAAAGGTGCGCTTTTTTTGTCTATTTTTCTTTAATTCTATTGTGTTAAACTTATAATTTTAACCAACATGCGCCTTAACTTTTATAAACCAAATAAATCCAACACGGGAACGGCATTGTCATTCAATGTATCGTATAAAGACAAAGATCAAACCAAGGGAGAAGGGCCAGATCTTTATGTCAGTTTTGTAAAACAAGCTGGATGGAACGACGAAACTAAAAAAGGATCGTTTTCAGAAAACGCAAAAAACCCAGAAAAAACTGCCGCCCTGAAGTTGAATCAAGTAGAGGCCGCATCTATGATCCGCGCTGTTAGACAATCGGCTAAATTTTCTACTGTTCACGCTTATCAAGGGTCAACGACATCAATTATGTTTGGACCCTATCAAAAGAAGAATGGAGATAATGCTTTTTCTTTTTCAATCAAGAAGGGCGAACAATCTTTTTTGATTGGCTTCGAACTTGGAGAGGCGGAACTTGTTGCTCAATACATGGAGAATTATCTTCGTAAAAGTTTTGAAGTTTCAGAATGAAAAAAACTGTAGTTTTCCACAGTAATTATAGCAGGATGTTTACTGGATTTGGTAAAAATACCAAAAACATTCTTCGCTATCTTTATAAAACAGGCAAATACAATATTGTTGAATTTTCAAATGCCAAATTAAAAGAAGAAGAGTGCTTGGATTCTTTGCCTTGGAAAGCTTATGGGACACTACCGAAACAAGAAATTCTTAATTCAATCAGTCAAGATCAAGGAAAAGTTAGAATTGCGGCTTATGGATTAATGGAGATAGACTCTTTAATTAGAGAAGTAAAACCAGACTTCTATATTGGAGTGGAGGATATTTGGGCGCTAACTCCATTAGTAGAAAAAAAATGGTGGAACAAAAACTGTATGATTTGGACTACTTTAGATTCAGTTCCGCTGTACGATGACGCACTTAAAATTATACCTAAAGTAAATCATTATTATTCTTGGGCTTCTTTCGCTCCTAAAGAAGTTGAAAGACTTGGCTATCCCAAAGGTTCAATTAAAACTTTAAGAGGCGCTACAGAAATAAATTCTTTTTTTAGACTTAAAGATGAGCAAAGAACGCTTTTGAGAAAAGAATTTGGCCTGTCTGATGAGTTTATTATTGGATTTGTTTTTAGAAATCAACTTAGAAAAAGCGTTCCCAATCTAATACAGGGATTTAAAATTTTTAAAGACAAAAATCCCAGCGTCAAAGCAAAACTTCTTTTGCATACTCATTGGTCAGAAGGATGGGACATTGTTAAATTAATTAAAGACAATGGTTTAAAAAACGAAGATATTCTCACCACATATTTTTGTAAAAAATGCAAGCAATTTGAAGTCAAGCCGTTTGAAGGCCAAAAAATCAAATGTAGATTTTGTGGAGAAATGGGTTCAGTAGAAACTACTAATATTAATCATGGCGTCAGCGAGCAGCAATTAAATGAAATCTATAATCTAATGGATGTTTATTGTCATCCATTTACGAGTGGGGGACAAGAGATACCTGTTACAGAAGCCAAAATGACTGAGCTTATCACTCTGGTCACAAATTATTCTTGCGGAGAAGATTTCTGCACGGAAGAAAGCGGCGGCATGGGTTTAAGTTGGAAGCCCTATTTTGAACCTGGTACTAATTTTATTAAAGCTACTACTTTACCAGAATCTATTGCCGACAAGTTAGAACGGGTATATAGAATGCCCAAAGAAAAAAGAAAAGAAATGGGTCAGCGTGCAAAAAAATTCGTTGTTGATAATTTGTCTGTTGAAGTGATTGGCAAACAACTTGAAGCTATTATTGATAGCTCAGAACCTATTCAATGGAATTTTGAAACTCCAGTTTTTGAAAAAAGAGACCCTAATTATACTCCAAGCAACGATCAATCTGATACAGAATGGATTATTGATTTGTATAAAAATATTTTGAAGATGAGTGTCGATGTCAGGGATGAGGGTGTCAAATCTTGGCTCGGAGCTTTAAGCGACGGCAGAAAAAGAGAAGAAATTCTTGAGTACTTTAAGCATGTAGCTAGAAAAGAGAATGCAGAAAATAACAAAATAGAGTTGGGTGATCTTTTGAGCAGCGATGACGAAGGAAGAAGAATACTGTTTATGATGCCAGAAAGTGCCGGTGATGTTTTTATGTCTACTTCTTTGCTGCCTTCAATTAAAAATTTGTATCCTAATTATAATATATATTTTTCAACTAAACCAGAGTACATTAATATTCTTGATGGTAATCCTCATATTCATAAAGTTTTGCTTTATAGCCCACAAATGGAAAATCTATTGACTATGGAAGGTCATGGAGAACATAGAGGTTATTTCGATATAGCGTTTTTCCCGCATTTAGGAACGCAAAAAATGTTTGATTATCAACACAACGGAAAAGATTTAATACAATTAAATACTAGAAATTAACATGCATCTTCTTGATCGCTATGCCCTATCTTGTGGGGTAAAAATTGATAAGCCGTTTATTTTAGAGCAGTATTATCCAATGGTTCTAGACAAATACGTTGTATTTCAAACCAGCGGTAAAGGCAATTCAAGGCAATATGATTATTGGGATAAAGTATTTTCTTTTATTCGCGAATACTGTTCTGATTATAAAATTGTTCATGTTGGACTCCCTTCAGATCAAACTGTCGAAGGAGTTGATGAAGATCTTCGTGGAAAGACTTCTATACGTCAATTAGCCTATGTAATCAAAAATTCTTCTTTGTATCTTGGCGTAGATAGTTTGTCCACTCATTTAGCTGGATTTTACAATAAAAAAATAGTTTCTTTATATTCGTATTGCTACGCTCAGAATTGCTATCCAATTTGGGGCGACGAAAAAAATAAGTCTATAATTGAAGTTGATTGGCAAAAATATGGTAAGCCATCTTTTTCCTTGGTGGAGAAAAATAAAAAAATCAATACAATAAAGCCAGAAATTATTGCCAAAAATGTTTTAGATCAGCTTGGCATAACAAATGATTTAAATAACGTTAAAACGTTACATTTCGGCAAGCATTATCATGATTCAGTTATAGAAATCGTCCCAAATGAACCTCGGTTTCCTTCCTTTATTAAAAATAAACTTTGCAATATTAGAATGGATTTGCATTTTGATGAAAAAATATTAGAGATAATCTCAAAAATTTCTCATTTAAATATCATTACTAACAAAGAAATATCTATCCCATGCATCAATAAGATTAAAAATAAAACTCAAGCGATCACAATAGAAGCTAGTGAAAGAATTACTGTTGAATATTTGGAGGAGCTAAAGTCTCTAGGCATTAAAATTTCTCTTTTTGCCAAAGACAACGAGAAATGGGGCGAATTAGCAGAAAGGTTTTTTGACTTTTCCTTAGAAAAGGAAATGGCTTTCGTTAAAGAAGATATTAAAAATATTGACGAAATAAATGAAGGGTGCTTCTTTTCCTCTGAAAAGGTTTTCATTTCTAATGGTAAAATTTATGCTTCTGAATTTTTCTGGAAAAAAGATCTACCAAAGCTTGACAAGTACTCAAAAATAGTCGATGATCCAGACTTCTGGAAAGAGTCTCCACACTTCTATTTTTTAAAAGATGAGCGAAAAAACACAAACTACCAAACCAACAGTCCGCGATGAACGCGGACTTCTCAATGGAGTAAATTATATCTTTAATAAAGATGGCACCATCAATTGGCGCGCAATGGTTAATCCCGCTCATCTTTATCCAAATAAGGATTGGTTTAATCGTAGGAACCAATCAGTTCCAGAATCAGCTACTGATCTGCGAGACGAGCAGCTTTTAATTAAGCTTGGAGGAATCAAAGAGGTTGCAAAGTTGCGTGGATATTCCCGAGTCCACTTCCAATTTCCTAAGCTCGAAAGAGATTATGTAGTCGCGTCTTGCACTATTGATTGGATCAGCAATTTCGAAACAAACGTTAATTCAATTGAAGATGATTGGCATTCTATCTCGTCTATGGATGTTGCAAATGCAACTTTTGAAAATACAGATGGCTTTGGTCAAAAGTTTCTCGAAACTATTGCTGCCAACCGCGCGTTCGTCCGCACTGTAAGAAACTATCTAGGCATTCATATTGTCGGAGAAGACGAAATTGCAAAGGGCAATGGAGCCAAGGCAGCATCTTCCTCAGTAGATGGATCTGCTGACATTTCCCCACAGGGCATTCTCTCTAAAAAGTTTGCTGAAAACATCGGCGGTAGCTTTACCGATTTTAAATCTTGGCTGCGTGAACTTTGGAAGGCAGAGTCTTATCAAAACGAGGATGCTGCAAATTGGAAAACGTGGTCAGATATTCCAGCTAAAGAAGCTCGCGCATTACTGAAGTTTATTAAGTAATGGTCAAAAGAATTATAAGTACTTTAGCTCTCAAGCCTATCCTTCAAAAAATGAAGGATAGCGAGGGGCTTAAAAAAATTCTTGATAAACAAGGTCATGTAGCTGGCCGTTGGGATCTTGATCACTTACAAGATCAACTGGTTCAGCTTTTATTAGTATTTAAAAATGACGCAGTGATAGTTTGTTATTTTGACAAAGATGAGCCTGTGTCTTTATTCGCTGGAATTGTGTCGAAAGATTGGAGTTGCGGCAAAACAGGATTGAATGAGATTGTATGGGTTTCAACCCGTCCAACTATGTTTGGAGGCTTTAGAGTTCTACAAGAAGTTGAGAAAATTATTGTCGAAAAAAAGATTGACTTTTTGTCCATGAACTACATGTGTAATGGCGGAGATCCGAGGCTTCAAGGGTTTTACATGGCTAACGGATTTCGCCTAGATACACTTTCTTTTGTAAAGAACTACGAATAATCGTTTGTCCAAACTTTTTAGTTTGGCGGTTCGTGTTTGATATGTAATATCTTTTACCCTATTTTACTTTTTATGAAAAAATTAATGACTGTTAAGAAGAGAAGCGGAGAAATTGAAAAGTTCGACGCCGATAAAATTAACAAAGTTTTAGAATGGGCTTGCACTGGAATTCACGATACCTCTTTTGAGGAAGTCGCGATGAATGCGAACCTTTCTTTCTTTGATGGAATATCCTCTAAAGATATCCACAACACATTAATTGAAGCTGCGGCTGGACTCATTTCTGAAGAAAAGCCTCAGTATCAATATGTTGCTTCTCGTCTTTTAAATTACCAGTTGCGTAAAGAAGTTTGGGGTGGCAGAAATGCCCCCAAGCTCATTGATTTCGTAAAAGATAATATTAAAAATAAAGTTTACGATGCTGCCATTCTTGAGTGGTATGATGAGCGCGAGTTTCATAAGTTTGACGAGTGTCTTCGTCATGATCGTGATTTTAATTTCACATATGCTGGTATAAAGCAGCTTTGCGAGAAGTATCTGGTTCAGAACAGAACCACCAAGAAGTTATACGAAACCCCGCAATTTGCTTATATGCTTATTGCAATGACCTTATTTAAGGATTATAAGGGTGAACGCACCAATTACATCAAGAAGGCTTATAATTACTTTAGCCAGCATAAGATTAACTTGCCTACTCCTATTATGGCAGGAGTAAGAACAACCCTGAAGTCCTACGCTTCTTGCGCTTTATTCTCCGTGGACGATTCGCTTGAATCTATTTTTGCTAATAATAGCGCTATCGGATTCGCTACCGCAAATCGTTATGGTATCGGTATTAACGCAAGTCGTCTTCGCGCTGTCAACGCCCCTGTTAAGGGCGGTATGGTTAGTCATACTGGGCCGGTTCCATTCCTCAAGATGTTTGAGTCTACTGTAAAGTCTTGCCATCAAAATGGTATTCGCGGTGGATCTGCAACAGTAAATATGGCTTGGTTCCATCATGATATTGAGGATATTCTTGTATTAAAAAATAATGCTGGCACAGATGACAACAGAGTTCGCAAGCTGGATTATTGCATTGGGTTTGATCGTACATTTTATGATCGTCTAATTAAAAACGAAAGCGTGACTTTGTTCTCTTATCATGAAGCTCCAGAGCTTTGGAACAGCTTTGGTATGCCAGAATTTAAGGAGCTTTATGAAGCAGCAGAAAAGAATAAGAGTCTTAAATTTAAAAAGACAATTAATGCTCGCGACCTCTTCTTCTTGTTTTCCAAGGAGCGTGTAGAAACTGGTCGCATTTATTTAATGAACGTTGATCATGCAAACTCGCATGGTTCTTGGAACGCCCAAGTTGACACTAGCAATCTCTGCCTTGAGGTTAATCATCCGCTCAAGCCCATCAAGGACTTGAACGATCCTAATGGAGAAATCGGCGTTTGCATTTTATCTGCCGTTAATCTTCTTGAGGTCGTAAAGGACGAGATGGAACCTGTATGCGAAATTATTGTTCGTATGCTCGACGCTTTGATTGATCATCAAAATTATTTCGTTCCTGCCGCTGCTAATTTTGCCAAGAATCGTCGCAGCCTTGGAGTTGGCGTCAGTAATCTCGCTGGCTATCTTGCTAATATTGGAGTTAAGTATACCGACAAGAATGCTGCAAATAAAGCCGCCGCCATCATGGAGCTTGTGAGTTATAATCTCATCAAGGCTTCAGTTAAGATGGCCCAAGAAAAGGGTCCATGCACCCTGTTCTCCGAAACAAAGTTCTCAAAGGCTATTCTACCAATTGATACTTATTGCAAGAATATTGATGAGTTTGTCACCGAGAAGCTGCACTGTGATTGGGAAGAACTTAGAAAGCAAATCAAAGCTCATGGTATGCGTCACAGCACTTTGACCGCTTTGATGCCCGTCGAATCTAGTTCTGTTATCCAATCGTCAACAAACGGCATTGAGCCTCCACGCTCATTGATTTCTTATAAGCGTTCAAAGGCTGGTGTTATTCCTGTTGTTGTTCCTCATATCAAAAACAACAAGGATAATTATACTCTTGCATTTGAAATGCCCAACAATCAAGGATATTTAAAAGTAGTTGCTGCTCTTCAAAAGTTTGTTGACATGAGCATTTCAACTAACCTTTATTACAACGCCACTCGCTATCCAAATAAAATTCCAAGCCAAGGAGAACTTGTTGGAGACTTAATGTTGGCTTATAAGTATGGTATTAAAAATCTTTACTACACAAATACGTTTGACGGCGACACGCAGACCGCATTACATACAAAACAAGAAGTTAAACAAGAAGTAAAAACCGAAGAACCGCAAGACGACACCCAAGGCTGCGCGGGTGGAGCTTGCACCCTATAAAAATGAAAACCGTACTTAACACTGTAAACGTGGACTCACTTAAACAACCGCTCTTCCTTGGCGAAGACTTGGCGATTCAAAGGTATGATCGCTTAAAGTATCCCAAGTTCTATGATCTTTATGATCAACAGATTAATTTCTTCTGGCGACCACAAGAAGTTAATCTTACAAAGGATGCGGCTGATTACAAGAACCTTTCTCCAGAAGAGAAGTTTGTTTTCGACAGCAATCTGCGCTTCCAAACTATGACAGATTCAATGCTATCCCGTAGCATCAACTCTCTTTCTGATTACGTCAGCAATCCAGAACTTGAGATCTGCATGAATGTTTGGTCATTCTTTGAAACTATTCACAGCAATAGTTATACATATATCTTGCAGAACGTTCATCCTGACGCCACAAAGTTCTTCGACTCTATTTTGGATGATAAGGAGATCGTCAAGAGGGCGCAGTTTATCTCCAATAAATACGACGCTTTGCTTAATACCAAGAGCAATGATCCAAGGCAGCAAATCTTCGATGCGCTTCTTTCAACCCAGATCACCGAAGGGGTAACCTTTTATGTTTCATTCGCTTGCTCATTTTACTTTGGGTATCGCGGAAAGATGGAAGGGAACGCTAAAATTATTAATTTAATTTCGCGTGATGAAAATCTTCACGTTGCGATCACTCAGAACATCATGAAGATTCTTCGTGATCAGCCAAAGGAAGGCTTCCAAGATATCTTTAAAAAGAATGAAGATCGTATCTATGAAGCTTATCGTATGGCCGTAGATGCAGAAAAAGACTGGGCCGATTACCTTTTTTCAAAGGGTAGTTTGATTGGTCTTACTGCTGACTCGCTAAAGCATTATGTTGAATGGCTCGCTGACAATCGCCTTACTTCAATGGGATACAAGAAGTTGTATAACGCAAAAGGCAATCCTATTGCTGGATGGTTAGACAGCTTCTATGATAGCAAGAAGATTCAAGTCGCCCCACAGGAGACTGAGATTTCTTCTTACGTTAAAGGCGTAGATAGCAAGATCGACGAATCAGTGTTTGATATTAAATTCTAATTACTCAAGTGATAGAACAGAGCCTCTGTCGTCTCTCCATTCAACATCATCTCTAATAATCTCGGCCCGTTCATTGGGCCTGATTATAGAGATTTGATTTCCATTGCTATCTTCAACATATAAGTTATGCTCAAGACTTCTATTAACTAGAACGATTGAGCTTCCTTCTTGTATGTCAGTAGGCAACACGAGCGAAGAATCTGTTCTTGGTGTTATAAGATTAGTTGAATTTATTTGATTTTCTGGAACAACGTAGGCAACTTCTACTCTTTTAACTTTGCCAACTGTAGTTCCACCTCCAGATACAGTTTCTCCGTTATATATAAATTCAGAATTTAAAGTAGCCGAGTCTGCTCCAATTGTAACCCAGTTTATTTCTGGATTGCCTAATTGCTCTATTCTGTATTTATAATTTCTAACTAGAGTATTACCAGGAATGCTGATAAGTTCATCTTCATTTCTACCTCCGTCTAAGTTATATCTATTTGCAATTGGAGATGTAACTTCTGTTGGCTCTCTTTCTAAATATCCGCTTACAACTTTAGAAGTAAAACCGGGTCCATAATCGTCCCAAGGTCTGAATCTAAAATACAACCACTCTCCTGTAGGCAACCTTTCTCCAAGAGTAATTACATTTAGATAGTTTCTTGTTTCAGTTAAAGAAACTGATCCAAACATATTGGAGTGATCAACCAAGTCTGGCTTAAATACTTTTTTCACAGTTGCGCTTGATCCAGCAATCGTTTCTCCGTTATATTCTAATTCGCTACCTAATATTGGAGTATTTGAATCATGACCTATAGCTCTCCAATTTACACTACTGCCTAAAGTAACGATTTCATACCAATTGCCTTCTTCCATTTCGGTATGATTTATAATATCAGTATAGCCAACTCCAGTATATACATCAACACTGAAAACATCTTTATTTGAAGTAGCACTAAAACAATTAAATATTATCTTGCCCTTTGAAACGTCTTCTGGTAATACTGTGAATGCAATGCCAGAAAATCCTGTTTTATTTGGCTGGGTTGCTGGATTTATATCGTGAAGGTTACAGATACCTAGTGGGTTTCCTTCTTTTGTTGGAATTTCTCTTCCTTCACTTTGGCCGAAGTCAGAATAGTGATCTGCGCCCCATTGTGATACAGAAATTGATTTATCAACATATTTTTCATAATGATCTTTTAAATCATCATAAGCATAAACATATTTTTCATAATCAGGTTCGCCCGTTCCTTTAAAATTAATTGAAACAGCCGCTCTAGTACCTACTGCTAATCCAGTACCATTGTAGAATGTAGCGGTTGAAAATGCCCCAGAGATATCTCTGAATGTTAATGGAGCATCTTCACTTTCGCTTCTAATTAAATTACCGTCAGCGTCTCTTACTCCAGAACCAGAAATTGTTGTTATAGCACCAATTGTACTTGCTACGTCAGGACTCCAAACAGCTAGTCCAGTGAACCCTCTGTTCCCATAATATCCAGACAGAATATAATACGGAGAGTTTTGAAAAGAATCTATAACTTGTATCCTAGAATAACCAGGATATTGATTTGCTGCTTGGAAGGTGCCTGTTTTAGACAAATTAGTGTTGTCGGTAACAATAACTCTTAATCCTATTTCTCTTGAATACTCTACAAAGTCTGGAGTAGTCGAGCTATCAAACATTGCAGCATTATCGGCTTGTGTTATTCTATAAGATAGCCCTTGATAATTTTTCTCTTCTTTTAAGACTTGACCAGCAGAATCTAAAACCTGTACTGTTACTTTTTGAGGCAAATCAACAAATGGATTTTCGTAGATCTGCTCTTTAGTTGTCATTTTACCGCCTGTTGGATCAATGTATTTCCATCTAAAAACTAAATCTTTTGAAGTCCAGTTTCCTCTACCATTTCCAGTATAAGTACCACCAGCAAAACCAATTGAATATTTTACAGAGTCTTGATCTGCTGTATCAATTGTAAATCCACTTGGAATTGTAGAAGTTAATGCGTTAGTTCCGTTGATCTTTAAATTACCAGAAGGCAACATAACAATTCCAGTTTCTACCGGATCTGTGCAAAGTAATTTGTACGTTGTCCCTTGTGAATATATTTTAAAATCATATTGGCCCCAAATATCATTGCCATCTGAACCTGTTATTGGGATAGTTAATGTCTGTGTCCCAGAAGGAATTGTATAGCTTTCTACAATCGCGTCCGTCTCATTTGTTATTGTTGAATAATCTGGCCTACTAACATAAACTTTATATCCTGTAATTGGGCTGTTTGTTCCAGACCATATCACTTGAATACCAGTATATTTTGTTGCCCCAGAGATACCACTTATGCTTTGTATTCCAGATGGGGGATTTGGTTTTATAACCACATCATACGGCCCTTGAACATAATAACTTGGAGAGGTATCTAAAATATCTTTTTCTATATAATCATCTTTATTATTTAAGTATTCTATGCCGACAATAGCGTATTGGTTAGCCTCTTCTTCTTTATTCGCAATAGTTTTATAAAGTTTTGGCTCAACTCCAGATCCGCTTAAAACATATAGAGAGCCTTCGTTTATCAAATCTAAATTTTGAGGATTTGTGTCTACAGTTAAACTATAAACGCCTTTGGGATATCCAGTGCCGTAAACTAAACCACTATATCCAATTCCGTTAGACTCTGGTAATAATCTTAAATCTGATTGTCCTAAAGTTCCAGCGCCAACATAAACTTCTAATCCGAGTGCGGTAAATGCGCCAGATACGAGAGTAGACGTTAAAGTTGTTGTTATTGGAATTTTGCCTGTGCCATAAAAATCTTTTGGCAAGCCAACTGAATAATGTCCTTGGTCATTTCCTCTAGTCCATTTCGATGCAGATGAATTGTTTCCTCCTGCTGATCTGCTCGAAAAAGTTACTGTTACATTATTAGCTGTAGCGGTTGGGTCTTTATTAATATGAAAAGTAACGCTATTTGGATCATCACTTATGCTATTTATTCTTGAATCTGCTGGGATTCCAGCACCAACTACATACATTCCTACAGCAACACCACCAAGCTCAGAAATATGTTGGGTTGTTAATCCAATATTTTTGTTTCCAGCTTCGATATCACACTGCCTTGTAAATGAATTTAAATAATCTTCAGCGAAGTATTCAGAAGATTTATGAGATCTTGTGCAGATATATGTATCGGAATAGTGTTTTACAATATTCCCAACAGAATAATCTCTCCCAGACTTCCAATCTTCATAAGTAGATTCTGCTCTACTTCCAAAATCAGCTTGAACAAAAGTATAGTAAGGCTGCAATTTGCTTAAAGCGAGCAGATCTCTATAAGTAAATACTATACTGCCAGTATCGTTGCTTCTTTTTGAAGCTCTTTCAATTATTCTGTAGCCTCCTTTTATTAAAGCAGCAACATAACAACAGTTTATGGTTGTGCTTGAATCTGCTCCTAATTTATAAATTTCAGTTGCAGCGTAACTTGCAAATACAGACGGGATGCTTGCATTACTCGCTATTGGAGTTCCATTCGAAACAATAACAACGACTTGTCCGTCAGTTCTGGCATTTATAAATGTTTCTATATCCGACAATGATGCATTTGTAGATGATTGAGTAACGAAAGCGCCAGCTGAACTTAAAGCTATTGCTGTTAAATTTGCAGCGGTTGAACCAACAGTAGAACCATTTACTTGAACAGTTCCATTTGCTCCAGATGCAAAGCAAGTCCAATTTGTTTCATTTGCGATTACCTGACCAGTTCCAGCAGTTCCAGAAAAATCTATATCTATTTCAAGATTAGATAAAACCCCAGAAACGCCAGAGAAAGTTAAAGTATCCCATTTTGGATTTCCATTTACGACAGTGTGTGGGGGAAAATTATAAACTATACCAGTTAATGTTGTTGTACCTGTATATGTTGAAGAAGCTCCTGTAGCTCTACCTTCAAGCGTATGAACATCAAATATACCTGACTTTAATAAGAAATCTCCAGTTAAAGTCAAAGTCGCCCCGTATGTATCATCAGTGACCGTGTGAATATTAAACTTTCTAGTTTGTTTTTGTCTTCTGGCTCTAATTTGTTCAAGAGTTCCGGTAAATCCACCGTCACTTCCAGTTAAAGAATTTAAATCGGAGAGAGAAAAGTTACCAGACGGCACATGGATGTAAACTCCAGAGTCTAAACCCGTATTAAACTCACCATCAATTTTAATTGTTTTAGCAGTTTCATCGACCTCTAATATTCTGCCAAATGATCTGCCAACGTTTCTTATTTCATCGCTGATGCCAAATACATCGCCAGGTTGTAAATACGCACCTTCTAATCCAGCAGTGAAGGTAACTGTATCTGTCTCATATATAGAGCTTGTTAATGCATACCTTCCTATTCTTCTAGCTTCTGATCGTGATGTGCATCCAGCTGCATTTATCTTATAAGGATTCAAACCATAATTTAAAATTCCGTCAACATCTTCAACAAATTCAACTTTAGTTTTGTAGTTGTCAAACTTGTCGTTATAAGTTACTTCTACACTGGTGTATCTTTTGTTCTTTGCGGTTTCAGAATAACTAAACAAACCATCTTTAACGTTAGTATTTGCAAAATAAACCAATGGTTCTTTTTTCTTATCGGCAAAAAATGAAAACCCTTCTGTATTCCAATAAATAATTCCTTTAAATATTGCCGCGATATCTTTTAATACATTATAAGCTTCGTCTTTATTATAGAAAATAATATTACATGTATATCTTGGTTCAAGGCCACCTTTGCCATCAGGTACACCTCTAAATCTACCATCATCATCTACAGCGTCACAGTGTCTACCGATATCATACAAAGTCCACTTATCAACAGTATAGGAATCAATATGATTTCCTAATCCATAGTTAAAGTCAGTTATGATATCGTACAAAATCCAAGCTGGATTATCTGTCCATGCAATTTTAAAAGTTCCATCCCAATCTCCGTAATAAATTTTATTACTGTCGTAAAAGTTTGCATTACAAAACTGTTGTAGTTTTGAATCAGAATCGTGAAGCAGATTAAATTTTGCACCGCCAGTGTCTTCTGCGAGTTCTCTGAGAGTTCTTGTCCCAGAACGATCAGGGTCTGTATTTAAATAATACAATTGAATTCCAGCTTCTCTTGCCCTGTTTAAAAGAATTTGATAAGTTTCTGGACTCATTGTTTCTGGAGTTGATCCAGAAAAATAAACGACTTTTCTTACTGTATTTTTCCAAAGATTTTGAAGAACGGTTTCTTCTGACAGCTTACCTACTTCATCAGTTATACTGAATTGGCTTTTTCTTAAAAAGAAATTGGCAATATTAGTTTCGGAAGGATTTGTTGCTGGACTTAATTGGGCTGCGCTTAAAGCGGTGTCTAACTCTTTAAATAAATTTGTTTGATTCACTCCAGCAGAATCTGGAGTTTCCATTTCTGCAAATGAAGCTGTGTTATAATATGTAAATCCAACTATAGTTTCGTTAGTCGCTTGATTTACAACCGTATTAGTTCCTGATGCAGCCGTTTGCCATATAGAAAATCTTACATTAGTGTATCCAGCAACTAATTTAAAAATCATTTCTCTCAAATTTCTTCTTATTAAAGCTTTAGTTTGAGCATTCATGTTTTGATCAACCATGAATATAACGTCAAGACTATTTGGGTTTGCTGGATAATCTGGATTGGCAAAGACATATCTTCTGTCTAAACCATCTCCACCAATAGGAAAATAATTAGAAGGCACTTTCACCTTCTTCATTTTCACATCAAACTCTCTGTTTGGCATATTGCCAAATGTTCTTGAATCAAATTTCATACCAACGTGAGCTACATATGGATATGAAAAGTTTCTATCTATTACTTCATAAATACCATCTAATACAACCTCTTTTTTTACTAATGGAGAAACTGTTTCAGCGGTTCTTTTTTCTACTATAACATACCTGTCTCTACCATTTTCAGAAGGCAATAATTCAATTTCATTTGAATTGCGTAAAGTTGCCTGTGAAACCACATTGGTGTCAACACTGCTGCTTGTGCCTTCATCTGGATCTGTAGAGTTCGGTTCCATTTATATATAATAAAATTTATGCTGTTATTGTAAAGGTTCTTGTATAGTAAAGTGGATCAGTTGGATTTGAAGGCGTGCTGCTTGCAGAAAGTCTAACTGGCGCATTATCGGGAGAAGCTGCATCGATATAAACATAATGAGT